CAAGTGGCTCTCCATAGGAAATGAAGCATACCGCAGTACACACAACGAGTACCAGCACCTATATCGAGGACATCTTCAATCTCGGAGACTCTCGTTCTCTGCTTCTTGGTGATGCCCTTCAACGGGGCATCTGCGTCGATTTCAGTCTTGACTTCGTAGTTGATATCTGCACGAACGCTCTGCTTCTGTGCTCTGCTGATGTCATCAATATCGAGAGTCTTCAACTCGAAACTCATACATCTCCCTCACACTCATCAATTTGTCGTTACAATAATCCAAATGTTACCGAGAATGGTATGCGGGTCAGCAGATACCAGCGTGTTGGTAGAGGCAGCAGTAACTATAGCAGCCGCTATTGTTGCAACACTGCTCGCACCTTCTGCGAAATCCTTAGGCGGGTAAGGCCCTAGTATTGTACATGTTGTCGTCATCTAAATAACCGCCTGTTTCAGCGCTTACCTAGAGCCCACCAAGAACCAGTATTGCTAGCCACGCAATCTAATGTGAGAGAGCCGGGAGTTGCGCTTAAAACCAAAGCGAATGCTCCATTTGCTCCTGCACCCGCGTTGTCTTCCGTGTCGCCTGCTACACCACAAGCGAAAATCTTCTCCAAACCCGTCACTATTGTGCCTGTATCAACACTCGCTGCATTGAAAGTTCCTGTCACCATCATTAAATCACCCATCACATGGGGCCTATCGTCTATTGTGCTACTAAATGCCATTTTCTATCACTCCTCTTCTATTGTACTATTGACTTCTTCAGCCACTGGTTCTACAACCGGTGTTTCAACTACAGGTTCTTCCACTGGTGCGGGGCTTAATACACCTTCGACCATTGAGAGAAGAGTGGATTTGGTCTTGTAACCAATTCCAAGGTCTATTCCATTGTTGCTGAGCCATTCGACTATCTCCGGTCTGTTCCAATTAGCGTCAGGTAAACCATCGTCTCCTGCATCATCGCCTTCAACTCTGAAATCATCGCCAGTAACAGCGGGCCTCCAGTTATTTAGCCAATCTTGAGTGACTTCCATCTCACGTCCACGCAACCAATCAGGCATAGTGATATCGCTGTTAGTACGCGAATACCACTTACCCGTGTAGGTTACGGTAGGCACTCACCCACCTCAATTGTAGAATACCACTAGTTGTCCGGTTGTCACTGTGCCGGTTGTAGGTAGAGTAACCGTTAGGGCGTTGATAGTAGCCCCAATAGTCTGTGCGTTAGCACTGGTTCCACCAGAAACTATTGCCATCAAGATTGAAGTTGCTCCACCACCAAGAATAATAGTCTGACCATTAGTTGTAGAACCTAGTGTAATCAAAGCCATCTTCGGTGCCGGGTCGTACCCAGTTGCTACGTCGTCTTGGATTGGACCGAAACCATCGAGATTACCGGGATATGTACTACCTCGTGCCAGCCACTCTTCAGTATCATGAGAACCCGCTCTGAGTTCCCATGCACCAATCAAAGTTGCATTCGCGCTTGCTGTTCCTGTTAGTGTCAGTTCTGTTGCCATTTTTCATCATCTCCTTTTCTAATCACTTTGCGATATCCCTCACTTAAGGTCTCGCACGCTCCCCTGAGAACCGAAGAAAGTGGTCCATATCTCACCCATGGTTCGATACAACCCCTCTTGGCCCAGTCTGTTGATGGCGAACGGGTCACCAGTCTCGATTCCAGACTCGAAGTACTGAGTCGGTATCGCTGTGCTGAAGTATAGGTAGTCAGTGTCTAGGTAGTATATCCTACTAATCGCTCCACTTGCCAACTCACCCAACATGTTCTTGGTCGGGATAATCGGCACACCGTTGTAGGTAGCCACGATGAATCCAGCCTCAATGCCGGGTACACCCTTCACACCGTTGTAGGTGGGGGTCACTCTCTTCTCTTCCATGAACCTCTGCTGAGATTGCAGCAACTGCTGAATCCTCATCAGAGTGTCATATCCGGTTAGGATAACCTTGGGGTTACCACCTCGAATCCAGAGTTTCTGGAACATCTCGTCCAGTATGTCTAGAGACAAGGTCCTGTTAGTAGCCGTATTACTCACGACATTGTTGCTTACCTCAGCGTTAGACCAAGAATTCGCACTCCTTGCAATACTGTAGATGTCTAGGTCACCGTCAGCGGTCAAGTTACTGTGAGCAACTGCAGAGCCAGTCGTTACATCTGACCCAGCGGTGTATGCTGCCGTAACTCGGTCCAAGGACTCGAAGTTGTTACCAGCAGGTGTATCGACATCGGTGCAGAGCATCTTATTCACCATCTCAGCGTGATGCTTGCCCATCTCTTCTTTCATGACCGAGCGGATATCTCCGAGGCCATCGTCCTTGTCAGCGAGGAAAATCGCTGTCTCGGACATGTCAAAGGTGTGCGCAATGGTCTTCGGCTTCGCAGCAACGTGCTGGAACTTCGGTTTGACCGTCTCAGGCAGAGTCGCATTCTCAGCAATACCGCCGTGTAGAACACCATCGTTGTTCGGCCTTTCAGTGATTACACGCCAGCCGCTTCTATCCCAAGGCTTCTTGGGCAGTATGCTGAAAGCGTTGAATTCTTGGTTCAACTGCGACCAGACTTTGCGCCCATAAATCGCTTGGTAGGTACCACCAGTCGTTGATAGCATTGGGGAATCAGCCTTCAGCAGTTCGCTTCCGGTGTATGAGTACCCCATTGCATTGCCAGCGCCATAGTAGTAGCGCTCCATGTCAGTTATCGTTCGTACATAATTTCGTGCCATTTTTCATCCTCTCCTTATTCTGTGATTTCACTCACTCACTCACTCACTCGAAAGCCTTGGAAGCCAAGTGATGAACCTCATCCCATGACATCTTTGCCAAATCCTCCGTTGACGGTACTACGACCTCAGGCTCAGCATCCTCAGACTTCTGGAAATCCTCTCCTTCTTCTGCGGGCTTGCCAATCGTGTCGATTCTTTCACCAAGACTCTCTATTGCCTTGGTAATCTCATCTAGGGGTCCACGAGCATCAAACTGCCGTGCCTCGTAGTGTGTGACCTCAGCATTGCGCTCGTTACTGTAACGCTCGGAGAACTGCTTCTCAAGCGAACCACGGAACTCCTCTTCCAAAGCGGCTGCCTTGTAGACCTCGTATGCGGCCTCAACATCTGAATCACTCAGATTCTTCGGGTCGATAAAGTCGGATTTCTTGACTCCACCACTACCAGTGGTCCTGCCAATAGCACCAGTGGAAGGCTTACCACCCTCCTGTGCTCGACCCTTCACCTGTCCAGTGCGCTGTAGGTCATTGGATGACAGTTCCTCAGGCGTAGAGCCGAGGTTTGCCTTCTCTAAGTCATCGAAGTGCGTACGCGCAGCCGATGTATCGACTCCGCCGCTCTTCAGCGTATCCTCCATCCAGTTGAGATAGTCAGAAGTGATAATGTCAGAGTACTCTTCGGTCTTGGTGACCTTTTCAGTAGTCTCTTCTGCACCATCTTCCTTCTTCTTGTCGTCTTTCTTGTCGTCTTTCTTGTCGTCTTTCATGTCTTCTAGGAAAGCAGGCTTCTCGCCCTTCTCCATATCGTCCAAACGCGACTCCAAACGCGACAATACGTCGCTCATCTGCTTCGTCATATCATTTTCATCGTTTTCTGTCATTTCGTTCACTTCCGTGTCCTCTTTCAATATGCTGAATGTTGCTTCGGGATTGATGCCTTTCTCGCAAATCGTTATCTCGTGGAGTTCCAGTCTGCTGATTTCTTGGTAGTCGCCTCTCTTCGGGTCTGATTTTCTAACCCTCTTGAAAGCCTGTCCACCGATGCTGAATCCTCTGAGAGTGCCTTTTCTAATCTCTGCTGAGACTTCTTTGGCTTTCTCGATGTCGTTTCTGAGTTGTACTACTACAAACATCCCGACATCATCGACTTCGCTTTTCCACAACCTCCCTTCGCTATCAGTGTAATTCGGTACTACATCTCCTATTTGGATATTGGAATGTGCTAGTTGGACGTTTCTGTACGATGGGTTTTCCATGAACTTCAGAAATGCGTCCTCCAATGCCTCCTTTGTTATTACGTCGCCTTGCTTGTCTACAACTTCCACACTGGCGTAACCAGCAACAACGAGGTCATTGGCACCCTTAAGGATGCTGATGGCCTCGTCGCTATGTCTGAAGAGTTGTCCACTACCGAGCACACTGATTATTGCACCTTCTGCTTTACTACTTCAATGCTACGAGACTAATTCTCCACCAACCTCTCTGCTAATTCGTTAGACTGCTCGGCTATTAGTCGCTTTTTCTTCTTTCTACCGGGATAATCTTCGGCCCTCTCTGAATCCTCTGTGGGGCGCTTCTTCATATCCCAATCAGGCAAAGCCTGCTCTGCATCCAATTTCGTAGGACCACGTGGACTTTCAACCCCTCCACCGACATCTATTCCCAGTCCTCTACCAGAGAGATTACTGAATCCCTTCTCTATCTTGTTCAATGCTTGCTCTATGAGCAAAAGGGCCTTGTAGAAGTCCTTGGGTTTCATGATGAGATTCTTGTCCTTCTTGGGTCTGAGGATACCAGCACTCTCATCCTCTATCCTCTGCTCATCTATCTCAGGCTCAATTTCTGTACCTGCGACATCCCCATCCTCCTTCGATAACTGAGCAAATCCTGTTTCCCAATACGGCTCTAGACTCTCTGCAAGTCGTAAGGAGTAATCCGATGCAGTGAGTTGACCAAGAGCAGCGATAGGGTTTATTGCCTCATTTTCAACGATTTCATACTTGACCAAGTCCTCAGGAAGATGGAGTATGAAATGATTATTCTCGATTTCCATGGAGAACGGAATATGATATGGCACACTAGCCTTAGCAAGAAGAATCCACTTCGGATGCCGTTCCTCTCCCTTCATGTATGTCGATTTCGCATCTCTGAGGAGTATCTTGTCAGATTCCTTGGAGAGTTCCTTAACAGCATTCTCTAACCCTACCTCATCTGTCATTCTGATATCAGATGGACTGGGTACGAATACTGGGTCGTAACTGTCAAACTGCCCCCTCAGTATCTTGATACGCTCGCGTGTAGAGAGGTCTGTGACATCTGTACCGTCGTAAAGCAGAATATCATTGATGAAGAACTGGTCTCCATCCAACACACCGTCTATCACGAAATCTTTCTTGCAAACTGATTTCAAGGCTGACCTGACACTGTCATCGGTGGAAAGCAAATTATTATCGTCATCGAGGAGTCTGATTCTGTTTCCCTTCTTGATTGCCTTGCATCTCTTACCCTCTCTGTACACAGAAACAACCCATTCACCTGTGAATCCCCTCAGTTCTTTGATATCATCAAGGTTGAAAATACGATGTAAGGGTTCAATGAGAGGTACCTTCTTCGGTAATTCTCCCTTCTTCAAATCACTACCCGTACCAATTACCCCCATCATGTTCGCTATGTTTGTGATATCCTCAGACGGAGAATAACCGGAAGGACCAATTTTCATTTGTGGACTAGTGGTTTCTAGAGGGTCACCAGTTGTAGGGTCTTTATCCAGAGTAGAATCATAGCCACTAAGTACACTTTCAGTCCACTCTCGACCAAATACCCCGTTTAACACAGGTCTTTGAGGCTTGTTCAACATTTGCGTACTCGTAAACTTCTGTCCAACAACTGGACTTCCATTATTATTATACTCCACTCCAATGTTGGGACTTACCTCTCTACCCCAATCCATGGTCCCTGATGCATAATGGTCGTGAGGAACAAGTCCCTCCATCTCATCAAGTGGCCTGATGGGAGCAGTCCCGAAGTCTATCGTGGGTTTCGTGATTTTCTTACTGCTCTGTAGTAACCCACCCTCTGGTACGGCTTGGGAATCGAAACTCACAATACCGCTTCCCATATCCTTGATGCGATTGTGTTTGTTAAGCACCACCGTGGGTCTTTCACTGGTATGGAGGATGGACTGCCCACTCACTCTAGATTCAGAGGGTTTCTTCCTCATGGGTACTGGTGCAGCGTGATATGATAATCCGTAGGACTTCATCACTTCAGGGTCCATTCCGATTACATTCGCAGCGAATGGCCCTTCCTCTGCTGCCGAAGCCATCAGGGGGCCGCCTCCACCAAGAATCCTGTGTAACCACTTCAATCCGTTGTTTGCTCCGCTAGTAAAATGGTCGTCTACTGCATAACCATGTTCAAGATTAGGCTTTGTTGATGGTATCGGATTACCATATCTATCTGTTTTCTGTTCACCCTTCTTATCGCCTTTGGTATGTACTTTGAACAAACCGGGGATTACTTTTCTTGTAGCAGGCCAACTCTTCTTCGCATTGACGAGTTTCTCATCGAGATGGTTACTCATGGATGGGGGTAGAGAGGTAAGTCCCAACATTGGAGTGGAGTATAAT